TTTCCCATATAAATTTGGGAGCAGTGAAAATAGAGGACATCCCAGCAGCTTTTGGTGATGGAATGAGGTTTCTTTGCAACCTTTATGAAAGTACTGGTGTCGATGAATCTGGCATCTACTCTAGAAAAGATAGACAGGTTGGACTTGGTGTACTAGGTCTAGCTAATCTTCTAGCTATTGAAGGTGTTACTTATAAAGAATTTGTTGATGCTTTACGAACTAGGAACTTAAACGTTCCATTTAAAGAGGGAGAACCTGAATCGAAATGGAAAGCTTATGAAATTGTTCAATATATTTGGGCAGGTTTCATAGAAGCAGCCAAGGTAGCTGAGGAGCATAATAT